ACCTTCATCTTTTGTGTTGGTTGGAACCCTTGACCCTTTGCAAGTTCGGCATAATCAGCCGCCTTGTTATCCTCGTTGCGACCAAAGGATACGAGTATCTCGTTTTTGATTATATCCCCTAGTCCATTTTCACGAAGCCAGTTAAACGCCGCTTCTTTATTTGCTTCAGTAATTGTAGCACGATACGACGTTGAAACTTTAAGATGTGATCCATCTTGTAGTTTTAATTCTGCTAAACCCATCTCGGACATCATGGTTGGTATGACCTCACCTGATATACGTTGGTATTCTTTTTTTAAATCTTTAAGATTATTTTCGCTTAGTTCTATTCTGCGAAGTAATCCCTCTAGTCTTTGTACTTGATCTGCAAGAGACTGAATGTTTTCAGTTTTACTCATTGCATCTTGTTGGTCTGCTTCAAAATTAATTGTCATCTATTTCTCCTTTCTCGTATAGATTAATTTCAATAGGATAATATTTTCTTTCTTGTTTATCCCACTTCAATACATTGTATTTGCCATTCGTAATATCAGATACAATAGAACATGCAACACCTATAATAGCTGGATCACCTGTAAGTAAAAGATAATCATCAACTGTATAATTTTTTAAACCTTGTCTTAACTTATAAATAAGTGGACCAGGAGAAAAAATCATTTGAGAAAATTCTGGTAATAAAAAATTAAATTTACCAGATGAGGAATAAGAGGCTGCACCTATAATATTTATTTTAGGACTACCTGCTTGGCTTCCTGGTATCTCTTGTATTACATAAACTTTTCTTTCTGACATTATTGACAAATCATATAACATCCTTTATATAGAAGTCAATAGAAAGAAGAAAATAAAATGAATTATAAATTTAAAACTAAACCATACGCACATCAATTAACTGCGTTGGAAAAATCTTGGAACAAAGAAAATTTTGCATACTTTATGGAAATGGGTACAGGCAAAACAAAAGTATTGATTGACAATCTTGCAATGCTTTACGACAAAGGCAAGATAGATGGTGCTTTAATTATTGCACCAAAAGGTGTTGTTAAAACTTGGTATGAACAAGAACTACCAACACACTTACCAAACCATATAGAAAATGTGACTGTATTGTGGCAATCAAATATTACAAAAGGACAACAAGAAAAATTAGAATCTTTGTTTGAAATAGAAACCGCACTACATATTTTAGTTATGAATGTTGAAGCATTATCAACAGACAAAGGTGTAAAGTTTGCAAGTAAATTTATTAACTCGCACAAAGCAATGATGGCAATAGATGAATCTACTACCATTAAAACACCTACAGCTAGACGTACTAAAAATATTATTGGTATTGGTAAACATGCTAAATATAAAAGAATTATGACAGGTTCTCCTATCACAAAGAATCCATTAGATTTATACACGCAATGTGAGTTCCTTGATCCGTGGTTATTGGACTTTACATCATACTACGCGTTTCGTAATAGATATGCAGAGATGAAGACTATGCATCTTAGAGGCAGGTCTATACAAGTTGTTAGTGAGTTTAAGAATCTTGGTGAGTTATCTGAGACAGTAAAAAATTTTTCATACAGAGTATTGAAAGAAGATTGCCTAGATCTACCACCAAAGAACTTTATCAAACGTCACATTACTTTGACACCTGCACAAAAGAAAGTGTATGAGCAAATGAAAAAAGCAGCCATGGCTGTGTTGAATGGTAAAGTCACAACTACAATGACTGTGTTGACACAGTTGATGCGTCTACATCAAATTACATGTGGTCACTTTACAGCTGACGATGGTTCTATTCAAGAAGTAGAAAGTAATAGATTAAATGAATTAATGTCTATACTCGAAGAAACAGAGGGTAAAGCAATTATCTGGGCCAACTATCAAAGAGATGTTGCACAAATTATAGAACACATAGAAAAAAAATATGGTAAAGGATCCATAGTTGACTACTATGGATTAACACCACAAGAAGATAGACAAGACAATATTCGTAAGTTTCAAAACAATTCTAAGTGTAGATTCTTAATTGGTACACCACAAACAGGTGGGTACGGTATTACACTTACACAAGCTAACACTGTAATCTATTATTCTAATGGTTATGACCTAGAGAAGAGATTGCAATCAGAAGACAGAGCACACAGAATAGGACAAAAGAAGACAGTGACTTACGTAGATTTAATTTGCGAGGACACGGTCGATGAGAAGATTGTGAAGGCTTTAAGAGATAAAATAAATATTGCATCTGAAGTCATGGGTGAAGAGTTAAGAGATTGGATCTAAACTAAATCTTTTGCTTTTCCAATCACAGGTTTGTATTTAGTTTTTCCCTCTGATTTATATGCATGTAAGAATTGTTTTCTTGGTTGATCAGCAGTGTAACTACAATGTATCCATCCCGAGTTGGGTTCGCCAGGAGTGTAGAACTCGAGGATCAATTGATCGAATTCCAGGTTTGCATAAATCCAATCAGCTAATTCAGCATTGTCGGTTCCCATACATTCAAAGTCTGCCGCCTCAGCTTTTGCATGTTGGCTGTTAATTGAGCTACCTATTTTTATACAAAGTTGTTCACTACGAAATCCGCTAGTTACTTTTACTCTTCCGAAGTGATCACGCACCGGCTGTAAAATATTTTCACAAAGTGCTTTTAGTTTTTCTATCTGTCCTGCATTAGGATTATTATTGATATCCAATCTAATAGCAGTGTCAGATTTAATTAGTTCTTGAAGGGTAAAATTACGTGATAGTTCCATTATTTAATCATGTTCATGACTAAGGCAAGTATTATAGCTCCACCTCCACCCATGATCATTCTCTCCATCCTTGTTACACGTTCTTTGATTTCTTTTATTTGTTCAAAGGTTTGCTTTTGCATTATTCTGCAAAGCTTTTCGTGATCTTCAATTTTTTGTAGCGCTGACTTTTTAGCCATTATACTCTCCTACTCGCTATAATTTTTTCTTCAGGTGATAGTAAAGCTTCCTGTGTACGTGTCAAGTTAGTATTTGGATTCACATCTGCTCTTGCTGTTTGCACCACAGGCATTGCCATATTTGGTAAAGGTGGTGTTTGTATTTCAGGTAATCTTGTTGTTTGTATAGATCTATCTTCTGTTGGCACTGAAGATACCGGTTCTATTTCAGGTTCTCGTGTTTCTAATTTTTTATCTTTGTATTCTTTTTCTATTTGTTTTAATAATTTTTTTGGATAAAAATAGTCTTTATTTACCTTACCTCTGTCTAATTTTTCTGCTTCTTTTACTCTTTTCTTCATACGTTCTTTGTAAGCAGTGTATGGAATATTCTCACCTTTAATTAATTTTTTAAAGTTTCTAAAACTAATACCTCTTTCTCTAATTATTTTTTTTAAAGTTTTTTCTGGCACTCCAACTTCTAATGCATCTTTTAATATAAAATAAAAATCCCTGTTAACTCTTAATGTTTCATCTTGTA